GTTTTATAACGGAAAAACCGTTTCCACTTTGGAAATACCAAAGATAAAGGAGCCTTACCTAACGTTTTACGGGTAAGACGGTGCTTCTACTGTCGTCCAGAAGCCCTAAGATCGGATGTGGCGTGGTAGCCACGTGTATCCAATCAGGTACTCTTTGGACAGTGTATCGGAGAGTATACAAACTCGGAGGCCTTGCGCCCCTCAAGATTGTGTACATGTCCATCCCTGCCTTACTGGGGTGGCACAACGATAACATCTCGTGGTCTGGTTTAGCGTGAGGAATTAACCCCTTCCACTTCCAAGCCTGGCATTTCCGATCCCACCGAAAGGTGGGGCACGAAACTGCCTCGTCAAGTTCCACTGCGAAGTGTGTGTCAGCACCATCGACATATAAGCCGAGAAAACGATGCTCTCTCTTCACCAAAGCGCGAAGCTTTGTGCGGAAATCATCCAAGAATAAGGATGTTCTTTGACTTCTGAGTGTTCCGTTGTGAGCTGACATATAGTCGGACAAGGTGTCCAACCTATTGTTAGCAACATAAGGACGTACGTCCTCTCCGCCGTGCCAATCTGCCCCACACGACTCCCTAAATGGCCCGACAACAAACGTCTTTTTGACATTCGTCTGGAATCCAAAATAGGAAAGTACCTCTATAAGCAGCAATGCCCGCTCACGGCGCACAATGATGTCATCGCCATAAACGGCGAAATCACCATCAATGCAACCACAAGCATGGCAAATAGCGGCAAAAATGAGGGTTTCAAGTGGGAAACAGAAGCCATTACCCATGGAACAATATGACTGGTACTCGTGCCTGACTCCGTCCAGCGTGTAAGCTGGTGACCGGATACGGCCCATGTAATCCCGCCAATCCAAGGGTAGCCACTGTTGCACTAATTCACTAGCCATGGAGCCGCTAGCGTTTCGTATATCAACAGTGACATAGGGGTCCCACGATAGCCAATCTCGGCTGCCTAAGAAGGCCATATGGGCATTTCTGCC